CGGTGCTGGTCCGGCGGATGGTGGAGTGGTCGAAGATGAACGGCGCGGCGCATTGCTATTTTGAGACGCGGCGGGATCGGCCGCGTGCCTGGGCGCGGATCGGGGCGCACCCCGCCGCCGCGATCTATGAGGTCGAGATGGGAGAACACCATGGGTAGCGGCTCTGGTTCCGATATCGGCCAGCACTTTCTGGGGCCGTTTGCTTCGACGAAGCCGAAGCAGACTCAGCGCGAGTTCCAGATGGTTAACCCGTACCAGTCTATGCCTTACCAGCAGCAGTACACCGAGGACCTCCTGACTGGTAACATCGGGTCGCCCACGACGGCGGGCACCGGGAACCCGTACGTGGGCCCGCGTCCCGAGCAGCAGCGGTCGCTGGCCGCGCTGGAGAAGTACCAGGGCCAGGCGGAGCCGCTGTACGGGGCGGGAGTCCGGACCCTCCAGGACACCGCCGAGGGGAAGTACCTGGACGTCGCCTCGCGGCCCGAGTTTTCGGCGCTGTCGACGTCGCGCCAGGACATCGCCAAGATGCTGTTCCAGGACGCGATGAACGATACCAACGCCCGGGCGGCGGCCCGAGGTAACTATGATTCGTCGGCCCGCGAGGCTCAGCTGGGCCGCCAGGCGGGGCGGATCGGGACCGAGGCCGCCCACGATATCGCCCAGGCCGGGTGGAATCAATACGGGGCGGAGCGCGGCCTTCAGCAGGGGGCCTCCCAGTTTGGCGCACAGCTCGCGCCGAGCCTGGCGGGCCAGGTGTTCGGGGCGGGCGAGCAGCTCCGCGCGGCCGAGCAGGCCGGGAACACCGCGCAGATGGAGGCCCAGCTGCGGGCGGCGGGCATGGACCAGGGCAAGATCGGCATGTGGCTGGAGTACATGCGGATGGCGAAGCCGGAGATGCTGGGCTCCATCGTGGGGCCGTCGCCGCTGGACGAGAACCGCAAGACGCTCTCTACGGAAGCCAGCGCCTTTGGCAGCATCATGGGCGGCATGAAGGGAGCGTAGGATGGCCAACCCGTTCGACATCCCTCTGAACCCCTCGGGGGCCGGAACCGCCTTCGGGTGGACCGGTCCCAGCAAGAAGGACCTGGAGGCCCAGAACCAGGCCCGGATCGCCATGAAGCTGGCCAGCGACGCCGGAATGCCCGAGGACGAGATTTTGGCCCGATGGGGGGCCCAGGCGGGGCTGGGCGACACGTCGGCGATCCAGGAGGCTTCCCGCAACCGAGCGGGGGCGCTGGGCCGCTTCGCCAGCCAGACCATGCCTTCCCAGGAGCTGACCGACCAGGCCCAGCCGGGGCCGGTCCTGCAGGAGCCCAGCTTCGACTTCATGAAGCAGTTTGAAGAGCAGCCCCAGCCGCGCCTGTTTGAGATGGCGCCCGGGGCCATGGACATCCCGTATCACCCGGACCGCGCCGACCGGATCGGGCCGCCCCAGGAGGGCCCGTACAGCAACGCGTTCCGTGATTTTAGCGGAGACATCGCCGCGACGGCGGAGATCCCTCGTCGGGAGGAAGTAGGGACGATTCCGGAGTACCTGCAGCCCCCGTCGTCCACCGCCGTCCAGCCCTCCGATTTTGACCCGGGCGGGCGGCGGGTCGAGCGGCCCGGGTTGTCCCTGCCCGACATCATCAGCCGGGACCCGGAAGCGGCGGCCCTGCTGCTCCGGGGCGACCTCGACAAGTATTACAAGACCGGGAAGGAGGCCACGGCGGCGGAGGACGACGCCGACAGCCGCCGGGCGACCAGGCAGTTTCTCAAAGAGGTCGACGCGGGGGCGGACCGCGAGGAGACGCTGGCGAAGTACGAAGCCCGCATGGCCCAGGGCGAGACGGGCCGGAAGATCCTGGACCAGGAGACCAAGACCGAGGAGCGGGCCACGAAGGCCCGGGGGCGCAAGAACGAGCAGCAGCTGCGTCAATACGCTTCCCAGAAGGCTGACGAGCTGCGGGAGAGCAACCCCGCCGAAGCCCACCGCTGGGAGGCGCTGTCCAAGGGTGGCAAGGAAGCGTTGAGCCTGATCGAGAAGTTTGCGGACGACGAGCAGGCCCGGATCACCGCCGAGGCCAAGGCGGGCGAGGCCAAAAAGCCCACCGTGATCGACGGCGTCCCGTACGTGTGGGCGCTGGAGGGGCCGACCGGGCAGACGGTCCTGCGGGTCGCTCCCGGCTTCGAGACGAAGGAAAAGCCGTGGTGGGACAAGCTGACCGAGCCCCAGATCGCCGCCGTCGCGAACGACAGCACGCAGCCCGCCAAGATCCGCCAGGAGGCCAAGGCGACCCTCGCGGACCTGGCCACGCAGAAGAAGGCGGGCGCGGCCAGCACCACGGTCAAGCTGCCGCCGACCGAGCGAAAGGGCTGGGCCGAGACCCTGGCGGCCCTGGACATCGTGGACCGGATCGACTCCCGCCTGGAGGCCCAGAAGAAGAACCTGGGCGGGCCGTACGGCCTCAAGTCCAAGATCAACACGGTCTTTTCATCGTTGGGGTACGGCCCCAAGGAATTCGCGGAGTTTCGGGCGGACATCCAGAAGCTGCGCGGCAAGCTGGGACACGACCTCACCGGGGCCGCCGTCACTCCCGCCGACCGGACCCTGTACCTGATGGACATCCCGGACATCGACAACGACTCCACGGAGCAGTTCTTGGCGAAGTACCATAACCTAAAGATGAACATGGTTAACATGGCCAACTACCTGCGCCGCTTGGACAACGGGGAGACGGACATCCCGATCCCCGAGCCCGCCGGGGGCCGTCCCAAGCCGACCGCGAGTGATCCTCTCGGACTGTTCGATCCCAACGACCCCCGCCGCCAGAAGAAGCCGTCGGCTCCGGCGAAGAGGTAGCCATGCCCCAGCAAGCCCTGGACGAGTTTCGCAAGCGGCACCCGGAGTACTCGAAGGACGTCATATCCGACGAGGAGCTGGCCCAGAAGCTGATCAAGAAATACCCTATGTTCGACAAGGCGGTCGGGGACATCGCGGCCCGGGAGCCTGGCCGTCCGGCCCGGGACCTGCTGGACCCGGCGGCGGACGAGTCTGAAATGACCCCGGCGGCGGGGGGCGGAGTCCCGACCGCCCAGGGAGCTGCGTCCCCCGCCCCGGGCGTGCCCGGGGAGCCCGCTCCGCCCGGTCCGGACCCGGAGAAGGTGGCGCTGGGCACGGAGGCCGAGCGGAGGCCCCCGACCGATACCCCGCTGGCCCCCGGAGGGCCCCCCGGAGGGGCCCCGACGACCCCCCAGGCGGCCCCGAGAGGGGGTCCATCAGGCGCTCTGCCGCCTCTCCCCCTACCCGGTGCGGGTACCATGCCCGCACCGGGCGTCCTGGACGCCCCCCGGGATGTTGCCACGGACCCCCAGGGGCGGGTCCTGACCGACCCCTTCACCAAGAATGCGACGGCCACCGCCGCGCTCAAGACGGCGGTCGGAATCGGGTTGCCGGTGGCGGGGCAGTATGCGGGCGGGGTGATCGGCGGAGGAGCGGGAACTCTGTTGGCGGGCCCGGGCCCGGGGACCGCCGGTGGGGTATTGGCAGGCCAGTCGGTGGGCGGCATGGCTGGCGAGGCCCTCTCCCAGTATCTCGGGTTCTCGCCCGAGAGCAACCCGCAGATCGTCTTGGCCGGGGCCGCCCCTCTGGTAGGCCCGGTGGCCCAGGCGGTGCGGCATCCCAAGGAGACGGGTAGCGCCATCGCCAACGTCGCCAAGAACGTCTACACGCGGACCGGCGGGTGGAACAAGGCCCAGGAGAAGGCGGCGGCGGCGATCCAGGAGCTGCCCGACACCCTCAAGACCGGTGGCGACTACAAGGCCCTGTACAAGGAAGCGGACCGCCGGATCGCTATGAACCCGTCCCGCATCAGCACCGCGAACACCGAGCAGATGATCAAGAACATCCGGGGCCAGATCCCCACCGACCCCTCCGACCCCAAGCTGCAACAACTATTGGGGATCATGGACACCCTCGACACCGCCGTCATGAAGAAAACCCCGCAGGGGGCGATGGCTTCCGTGAAGCAGCTGCGCCAGCAGATGCGGGACATCCGGCACCTGATGAAGGAGCCCGAGGCGAATGCGATCTGGGGCGCGATGGTCCAGGACTTGGAAGCCGCCGCCGCGACCAGCCCCGCCGCCTCCGCGCTGCGGGCCGCTGCAAACTCCCTCAAGGGGGACATGGCCGCCCGCCGGTTCACGGCCATCGTGAACGGGGCCATCGTCGAGAAGGAGGGCTTGACTTCCGTCAACGCCACCAAGATCATTCGGGCGTTGGACAACGACCCGAACATGTCCCGCTGGCTGGGCCCCGCCGAGATCAAGCGGCTCCAGGCGGAGGTCGCCAAGCGGGCCCAGATGCCCGGGCCCCGGATCAAGTACGGGATGCCCACCGACATCAAGGGACTGGCGCGGGGCGCGATCGGTTACATGATGGGCGGACCGGCGGGCGGGGCGGCGGGCGCGGCGCTGCCGGTGCTGGGCGCGATTGGAAAGCATACGCTGGACGAGGTCCGGGACGTTTCTCTAAATCCAACGGTGACCCAGGTCGCGTCGCTCATCCTTCAGGGGGCGCGGGCGGGCTGGGCCGAGGAGGGGGACGAGTAATGCGATACTGCCTGCTGGCGCTGGCTCTTGTGGCCTGGGCCGGATGCAGCGATGATAGCAAGTCGGACAACGCGGACAGCACGCCCATCGAAGTGCATTGCGCGGCGCAGGCAAGGATGCTGACCAGCACCACGGTGAAAGTGGATTGCCCACCGCCCTGATGCTGGTCGCGCTGCTCCTCGCGGGCTGCACCGGCTATGCCCGGGGAGAGCGCTATCTGTGCTTTTCGCCGTTCGACCGGGATCGGTGCAAGAATCCGCCTTACCACCATTTACCGGTGCCGCAGGACTCCCGGACCAAGGACGATGCGGCGGACCTGAAAGGAGATCGATGATGCGAGGAACCCTTATCGTGCTGCTCGGGCTGGGCGTCGCCGCATGCAGCAGCACGAAGCCGACCCCGGCGCCGGTCGCACCCCTAATCTATCCGGGAGCCAGGCTGCTGTACTCCGATGGGCGGGACAACGTCATCGTGATCTGCACCCGGGGCGACCGCGTGTTCCTCTCCAGCCAGGGCGGGATCGCGATCTCGCCCGGGGCGTGTGGCATCGATGGACTTCCTTAACCACCCGCTCGTCTGGATCGTCGGCCTGGCCCTGACGGGGTTCCTGATCGCGGCGGGGAGCTTCTTGCTGTGGAAGATTTGGCACGCGCACGCTCGGCGCGACGAGCGGCGCGACAGCCGGGACCTGCTGCGCCCCGAAGAGGAGCCGAGACGATGAGCAAGAAGGACCCCAAGGCGGTCACGTTCCTGACGCCGGAGGATTTGGTACCGATCCTGGCCAAGCTGGAGGACCACGAGACGCGGATCGCGGCGCTGGAGGCCGCTGACCCGGGGCCCGAGCCGCCGGACCCGGAGCCGCCTGATCCCGACGACAAGCCCGTGGACAAGGCGACGTGGGAAAACGGCATGGTGGAGTGGGGCGTGGTGCACGGGGACTTCCTGTCCACCGAGCCTGACGTCAACACCAAGCTGAACCACGTCTACTACGACATGTGCCGGGTTATGTACCAGATTGCGGACTACACCGACACGCCCGAGCCCTGGTCGGGGTACGCCAAGAAGGCGATGCGGTGGTACCGCGACGAATACGTGATCCCGAACAACGGAGCGGTCCCAGGCTACCAGAACTTCACGACAGGGCTCCGCATGGATTACGAGCGGACGGGGGACGAGACGTCCAAGGCCGCCGCGATCCTCCTGTCCGAGCAAGCAATGTACGCGGGGGACTACACCGATCCCAATTACGTCACGCACCACAGCAAGTCCCGGGAAGTGGCTTACGCGCTCCTGAGCTATATCAACGCGGAGGCCCTGGGCGAGGAGATTCGCGAGATCCGCGCCCGCTACGTGGACCAGTCTTACGCCTACTTCGCCCAGTGGTACGACACCGCCAGTTGGGGCGAGTGGCAAGTCTCGCCGTTCATGATGGCCATCACGTGCCAGGCGCTGATCGCGGACTGGGAGGAGACCAGCGACGACCGTTGCTTGCCCGCCATCCAGGAGCTGGGCGATTGGCTGTGGGCGACCGCCTATCACCCGCCGACCCACGCGATGCTCTATCAGCTCAACCCGGACTGCGTCTCCGAGGGCGGGCTGTCCACCACGGGGGCCCCGGATCTGAACATGATCATCGCGCCGTTGTACGGCTGGCTGTGGGCGCAGACCGGCGACGCGATCCACCGCGACCGCTTTGACGAGCTGCTGCTGGGTCAGGCCAACGCGTACCTGGCCCAAGGTAAGCAATGGGACCAGAATTACTGGTGGGCGTTCGCCGGGATGGAGTGGCGCGAGAGCGAAGGAGGAACGGCATGAGCCCCGCATACACGATTATCGTCATCCTGCTGGTGCTGCTGGTCGTGGGGGCCTTCCCCCACTGGGGGTACAGCTCGGGGTGGGGCTACGGCCCCAGCTCACTGATCGGGCTGGTCCTGGTCGTCCTCCTGATCCTGCTGCTGCTCGGGAGGATATGACTCCGCGATGAGCTGGTCCAGGGCGCTCGCGATTTCTAGGGTCGCCAGCGCCCGGAACCACCTCAGGCGGTGCCGGTAGCTCGCCAATTCCGCGTATTCTAAAAACCCTGGTCCGGGCCCTGCGAGTGTCGCGTGCTCTTCAGCCCGATCTTTCTTACCCATCCGATCCTCTCTTTGGTGGACTTGTGTCCCAGGGCGCTCATCTCTTTGCCCCAGTTGATGATGCTCAGGTACTTCCATCTCTCGCCGCCGATCCGGGACTCCGCCCACATGGCATAATCCCGGTACAGGACGTCGTTGACGGTGGTGGGTCCCGGGACGGTGCGCTCTTCCAGCCACATCCGGACCATGCTGCTGCTGGTAATGTATTCAGCCACGTCTCTCGCCACGCTTTCTGGTATGAAGAAGCTCCGGCGCTGGACCAGCCGCTGCAGGGCCCGCATCCAGCGGGTGAAGATCCCGTCCCGCTCGCCCATGAGGCGGTCAATAAACCGGGGATCCGGGTGAGCCGGGGGCCGAGCGTCGCCGCAGCTCAGAACCAGCAGCCGTCGCGCCAGGCCGTCCGAATAGTCGCTCATGTCCGGCATGTCGTTCACGGTGTTAATGAACCGCACGAAGAGGCGGGCCGAGAACGCGTTGTGGAAGAGGGGTCGCACCTCCACCGCCTCGCCGGACACGATCTTTTTCAGCGTGTCGTCGCTGATGGACCGCACCCGGGACTTCTCGCTGCTGACGTTAATGAGCTTCCCCACTAAGTTGACGCGGGCGGTGGCCTCCCCGATGTCGTGGATGGCGGTATGGCTGGCCGCTCCCGGGGCGTGGATCCGCTCCAGCACGTTGACCAGGGTGGTCTTTCCGATCCCGCTCTTGCCCACCAAGAACAGCACCTTCTCGAAGCTGGTGTCTTGGGCGAAAGTCCAGCCCAAGTATTCCTCCAGCGCGTCGACCCGGGCCTGGTCGTCGCCCAACAGGCCCCGAATCAGGCCGTCGTAGAGGGGGCAGTCGGCCTCGGGGTCGTAGGTGGCCCGGGCCTTGAAGATCAGCTCGTGGGCGGCGTCCCAGCGCTCCGTGGCCCCGGTCCGGGCGTCCAGCGTCCCGCCCCCGTGGCAGACCATGTACCGGGCGTGTTCCTGGTGGCCGAAGGTGGGGGACCAGCACAGAGTGACCGCGATGCTGACGGCAGCCCGGGCCTTGGCGTCGTTCAGCCCCTTGAATTGGGACAGGATCATCTGCTCCGTGGGGAGCCCCATGGACAGCTCGTGCCAGCTGCCGTCCTGGTAGCGCAGCAGCCCCTTGCCCAGGGACTTGCACAGGTCCGGTCCGCCCAGGTGCTGGATCAGCCACTCGGCGGCCCGCCGCTCCGGGGCGACCTTGTCGGTCCCGGGCTCCGCCATTCCCTTCCGGCGGGCGGAGTCGATCCATTCGGTGATGGCCCGGGTGGAGGCGGGCCAGTCATACTCCTGCCCCTCCCGCAGGCACGCCGCCTCTTTGGCAAACTCAATCCGGGAGTGAATCTCGGTGTCGCGCCAGCCCCGGGCGACCAGAGAAGCCACCGCCGCGACGCAGGTGTCGTGGGTGTCGCCGCCCCCGCCCACTCCCGCCCAGACCATGGTGCGCAGCGCATTGAAATGCTCCGCCGCCGCGCCGCCTTCACAGAGGGCCTCCAACTCGTCCATGACGTTGTCGGTCAGCTCGGGCAGGTCTCGCATTCGGGCGGTCAGAAGCGGCTGCCCGCGCCACTCGTAGGGGGCCCCGGTGTCCATGTGGATCGTGGGCGGGATGATCGTCTGGGAGCCCGCAGCCAAGATCTCCAGCATGGGTTTCTTCTCGGTGCGCCTTTTGATCTTCCGGTTCACGACGTCGGCGGCGGCTCGGACGAAGAACGTGATCCCCTTCTTCCCCACTTTGGCGCAGGCCCGCTCGGGCCGGATGCGCAGCGCGTGGAACACTGGCTCGACCAGGTCATCCTGGTCCACGTCTACCGCGACCAGGCGCTGACCGTGCATCTCGGGGCCGGACAGGATCGCGTCCAGCGGCGTTCCCAGCACGATCCCGATCCCAAAGGCTTCCTGGTAGCGGCCGAGCCACTGTTCGAAGGTGTGGTCGTCCTGGCGCTCCTTCTGCCAGTGGGAGGGGTCGGGGGCTTTGGTACCGGGGCGGATGGGAACGGGATTGAATCCGGAGTCTCGATAGGTTTGGGCCAGCTGCGCGAAGGGTCCTGGCATAACGCCCCTCATGGCCGCGCCGTGTCCATCACGGCGGTTGCTATGTTTCGCTTGTGCTGCAGGGCCCGGATCACGGCACGGTCGACCCGGGACGACGTCAGGTCCACGTACACCACGCTGCGGTCCTGGCCGAACCGGTGCACGCGGTCCTCGGTCTGGATGCGGGCATCCAGCGAATAGCTGTTCTCGTAGAACACCACGGTCGCGCACCGGGACTCTTTGCTTCCCAGCAGGGTGTGGCCATACCGCCCCGCCTGGACCTGCACCACGATGACCCGGCACGCGTCGTCCTCGTTGAACTTACGCTTCTGCGCTTGCAGCTCCTCGGCCTTCATCCCGCCGTGAATGGTGACCGGGTTGTAGGCAGCTAGCTGCTCCATCATGAAGGCGGTCGAGTGGCGGTACAGGGTGACCACCATGACCTTGCCGGTCGCCTCGTCAATGATCTCCTGGACGATCCGGGCCTTGCCGTCCGCCCCCGGGATCCGCACGATGGTCCCGCCTTCGGTCATCGTGAACCCGGAGGAGATCTGCTGAAGCCGGAGCAGCTGGGTGATGACCAGCTCCGCCGTGACTTCCTTGGGGGTCGGGCATTTCTCTTCGTGCACGGGCTGGTGGGGGCAGATCAGAGCGTAGAAGTCGTTCAGCATGTCCGCGTACATGGCCTTCTGGGGGCCGGTCATCTCGATGGCCCGGGTTTCGTAGATCTTCTCGGGAATGTCGGTCCACTCGGCCTTGGTGGCCCGGAAGCTCCACACCCGCAGCAGGTTACGCAACCCGAGCTCGTCGGACACCCCGATCACCTGCTTACCCATCCAGCCGCCCATCCGGCAGAAGCGGGACCGGAACACGAAGAAGTTGTAGCTCAGCGCGTCCAAGAACCGCAGCTGGGCCCAGAGGTCGTGGGGCCCCTGGACCATCGGAGCCCCCGAGAGCAGCCGCCGCACCGGGCAGCGCGGGGCGATCTGAAGCAGGGCGCGGGTCCGCTTGGCCCGGGGATTCTTGATGTGGGCCGACTCGTCCAGCACCATCATGACCCGGGTCGACTCGACCAGCGCCCGCAGCCAGGCCGCCCCGCTGGTGGTGAGGATCGCCTCATAGTTAATGGCTTGCATCATCCCGCGATTCAGGATCGTGTCGGGCCAGGCCCGCCCCTCGATCCCGGCTCGGGCCGCTTCCTCCACCCAGGTCAGCTTCAAGCTGTTGGGGCAGACTACCAAAAGAGTCTCGACCTTCTTCTCGTCCGCGAGCAGGCGAAATTCCGCCAGGGTCAGGAGCGTCTTTCCTAGGCCCTGTTCCAAGAAGTGTGCCCATCGGGGTCTCGCGTGAGACATCTGCAGGGCCACCTTCTGAACCTCGTACGGGGGGACCGGGATTCGCCACAGGTCGTTCATTGGTGCCATCCTCTCTAAGGTCGGTATCGTACTTGTTGACCCGGCTGACGTAGGTGGCCTCGTCGGTGATCATGCCCAGAACCCGGTTCAGAGTCTCGCGCCCGGTGCCGGTGGCTGACATTCGGATCCAGGCCCGGACCAGGCGGCCCCGGCAGTCCTCGTACACTCCGATCACCGACCGGTTCCCCATCTGCATCTCGCCCGCCAAATACATGCACTCGTCCACCAGGCCCGCGACCTTGATCACGGCCCGCACGCGGGGGTCGACGTCGCGGCGGTGGCCAAACCGGGCGTAGCGCTCGTCGTCAATCAGGCGCTCGGCGTCGTCGCGGTACAGCTCTCTCTTGGCAGGGCCAGGGGTGTCGCCGGTCCAAGACTCCTCGATGTCGTGCCAGAGGGCCTCCCAGACCAGCTGCGTCATTTGCGGGCCGGTCCAGCCCAGCACGGTGTAGGCGATGCCCATGGCGTAGACGGCGGTGTAATAGCTATGCTCGGCCACCGACTGTGGCCGGTTCAATCTTAATATCGCCCAGCGGGGCACGTGGGCCAGGTCCCGCAGCTCGCGCTGAAAGAACGGGAGTGGAAGCACTATCCCCTCCTCTTGACCTCGGTCAGGGCGGTATCAATGTCCTCGAAAACGTCCTGGTCGTGGCGCGGCCCGATGCCCGCCCACACCGGCACTCGCCCCAAGCCCAGGGACTCGGCGGTGGCCTGGAGCCAGCGGGCGATGGAGAGGCTCGCGTCCGGCTGGTACTGCACGAAGTTGAGGAAGATGAAGTGGGGGCGGGTCGCGATCAGGGCGGCCTTGGCTTGGGAGTGCGAGAACGACGCGATCCGCCGGGGCCGCTTGGTGACGGTGGTGGTCTCGGGCTGCACGTTCAGGTCGGACCAATTCATCTCGTACTGGTCGGAGTGCCAGCCCCCGCTGCTGGCGTGGACCCCCTCGCCCAGGTCCACGTTGCCGACCCGGATCGGATGGGCCCGCAGCGACAGAAAGACCGGCCCGATGAACGCAGGGTGGATCCCGGCGTCGGACAGCGACTGGGCCACCGAGATCACGCGGGAGGTGCAATGCGGGTAGAACGGCCCGTTCAGCGACAGTCCCAGGCCCTGCGGCGTCTCCACAAAGACCCGCGACCCGCCGCTCAGCAGAAGGTTGAGATCCATGGTCCCTATGTGCGGACGCAGGTTCATTTGGGACACGATCAGCGGGCTGGTCCGCTTGACCTTGCGGGCGATGGCCCCCGAGACCCCGTGGCCCGTCCCGCCCGAGATCCCGATGCTGGTGGACTTCAGGTCCTCGGACTCGATGACCGCAGCCCGGGGGTGGATCAGCAGCCGGTCGATGACCTGGAACCGCCTGTCCCAGATCGACGCCTCTAGGCCGAACACGACCGGCTCGATGACCGCCCCCGCGTTGATGTAGATTTCGGCGCGGGTCAGGACCCCGGCGGTGGGAAGGTGGTGCAGGACCATCTTCTCTCCGTCCTCCAGGATCGTGGTGTGCCCCGCGTTGGCGGAGGCGTTGGTGGTCACGACGTCCGGCTCGTACTTGGCGGTCCGGGCCAGGTAGGCGGCCAGGAGCCCCTTGCCGGTGGAGCCAAACTGGCCGTCGATCAGGACGGCGGCCTTGCCAGGGGGGAAGAAGTCGTAGGTCATGCCGTATTTATCCCCATCTTCTCGGTGATCGCTTTCTCGATGTCGATGTTCAGGCGCCCGCAGATCCCCAGCAGCCGGATCATGGCGTCGGCCAGCTCCTCGGGCAGGTGGTCCCACCGCTCGTGCCTAACGTCCTCCGCCGCCTCCGAGATTTCGGTAACCACCATCATGAGGCTGGCCAGCATATAGTCGTCCCGCTTCATGATCGGGCCTTGCTGCTCGCGCCGCCACCGGGCGATGTCGTGGGCCCAATTATTCAGCATCGTCGAACACTACCCGGCGGGCCAGCTCGGCGTAGCCCTGGATGTCCCGGTAATGGTCCTCGTTCTTGTCGCCGGTCGCGATGCGGGACAGCTTGGTCAGGATCTGCCGAATACAATGCTCATGGGCGGGCGGATAGGGGGCTCGGTTGTGGTTGGCTTGGTCCGCCCAGTGTTGGTAGATGGCCTCCAGCTCCCCCGCGCAGCGCAGGTTGTTCATGCCCCCGTACTCGTTCCTCTCTTCCAACAAGGTGCGGATAATCCGTCCCGCGTCCCGGATGCCCGGGGGCGCTTCGTCAATCCCCTGGCGGCCCAGGGCCCTACGTTCCTTGGCGTCCATTCTTGGCTCTCCTCTCCAGGTGGTCCATCAGGGCGGCGACGTCCCAGGGGCGTCCGATGTCGCGGGTCATGGCGCGGTCCTCGGATCGGGCCCTCTCCGCCCCCGGGTCGGTGCCCGCGTAGGCCCACCAGAGGCGGGGCGTGACCCGGATCCCGACGACCCAGGCGGCCAGCCCGCCATGTTTCTGGTAGGCCCGCATCCAGAAGCGCTGCAGCTCGGTCAGGGATACCGGCGGGTTCTCCTTATGTTTGGGTATGAACTTCAGCTCCAGGAACCAAGTCCGGCCCCGGTCACAGGTCAGGAGGTCCGGCATC